AACGGTCGCCGTCCCGTTGTTCACGATGCGAACGGTAACGGGAGCGTTTCGCTTGGCGACAAGAACACGCTGGGATGACCCAGAAACGGTAATGTTTACCGTGCCTGCGCTTGCTGGGGAAAAAGACCTAATCATTCGAGACTCCTTTATTCCGCTTTAGCAGAAACCATTCTGCGCGTCACCACTTCACTTTGTCGGCCCAATATGCCGCGCTCATCTTTCCCTTGGCAATGTTGGCAGCATGGCGGGCCTTGAAGCTGGCTCGCTTGGCTTTCATCGCCGCACCTTCGCCAGCCTTTGCTTTGCCAGCAGTCTTTGCGCCTTGCTCGCCAAACCGAATCGTCTTGATCTCATCGCCAACCTTAGCAACGACGATGTGCGACTTTTTCGGATGGCCCGGCGTTGCCTTTGGCTTGTTGTAACCAGAGACACCAGCCCGAGCGAGGCGGCTATCCGCCATTGTTTAGCCAACCTTCCAGTTGGTGCCATCGCTGTAGATCGGCACCTTGTTAGCGCCGCCACCAGCAACCGTTGCGGCGAATGTGGCGGTTGACCCGTCAGTGATGAATGCCCGCGTTCCTGCGCCCGCTACGGTTGCCGTGGGAAGCTGCACAAATGTCACCGGAATGGTATTGACGGTCTGCGCCACAACAGCACCGAAGTTCACCTCCATGTAAGCAATCATGGTGGTGATTGAACAGCGCCGCGCATCACCCTGATTGGTGACGAATAGCGGAATCTGGTCGCCGCCGGAGACCTGCGTTACAGTGGGAAGCTGGTTGATTGTTGGCATTGCGTTAGCTCCATTCAAACGGGCCGTCTGGCCCAGCGTCTAGGGGATCAGCCGGAATCGGCATAAACGGCGTATCCCAGCGCCAAGGCTTGTTGCCAGCGCCAAGCGGCATGGTCGACGGCAACTGCTGCTCCAGCGGGAACGTCGCGCGCTGCAACAGAGTGTTGTAAGCGTTCTTGGCGACCATCTTGGTGTCGGGCGAAACGGTCTTGCCGTAGCCCGGCGCAATGCGCACAGCCAGATTCCCAATGATGGCTTCCCATGCGCTGTCTGGCGCGTTGGTCGGATCGTCTAGGTCGCTATCCTGTGGGCTGCTGGGCATGGAGTAGCCAAGGCGCAGCCCCTTCGCGTTCCATTCGGCCATCATTGCATCAAGGCGACGAAGCGCGCTCTGCAACTGCTCCGGCTGCAAATCGAACACGTAGTTAGCAAGCCCGATTTCCTCGAAGGCCGCTTCGATAAACTGGCGCTTGCTGTAACCCACCTAAACCTCCAGAGCCAACGCGATACGCTCCGCAATCGTCTTATCAGAAGTGCGAGCATTAAACGAGACCCCAAGTTCTTTAGCCTTGGCCTCCAGTTCATCGCGTGTTGCAGGCGATACGGTATCGATCTCGCTAACGGCAGCGACGATCTTTCCCACCACCGCGTCCTCGTAAGACGGGAACCAGCCCCGGCCTAGCAGCACATCAAACTCTGCCTGATCGGCAGCGCCCTTGTATGCGTAAGTGCCGCCGCGCGGCTTCTTGTGCGGCCCCGGCGTCCGATACATGATGGTGGGAAAGTCGGTCATTTCTTCTTGGCTTTCGCTGGCTTGGCAGTCTTGGCGGATGCAATGAAAGCGGCCTTGGTCGGCGCGCCCTTGCTGCCCGGTTTCTTCATGCGTTCCGGCGTTTCGCCCGCAGCCTTTTGGGCTTCGATGCGCTTACGCTTGGCGTTGATGTTCGCATAGAGACCCGGCTTCATCATTTCTTCTTGGCTTTCTTGGCCATGCCAGCTTCGCTCAGAGCGATAGCAATAGCCTGCTTGGCATTCTTCGCCATCGGTGCCTTCTTAGGCCCCTTGGGATTCACACCAGCGTGAAGTTTGCCCTCTTTGTATTCGCCCATGACCTTTGCGATCTTGGCGGCTGCTTTGGTCGGTTTCTTCATGCCCATTCCCTCAAGTGATTGGGGGAGAGCCGAAGCCCTCCCCCGCTCAGTTTAGACCTGATTGAAAAGCAGGATGCCTGCCATTTCAGGGTTGGTCATCACGACACCATAGAGCGTGTCCAGCGTGTAGAGGGTCTGGAACGTCAGCGGGTCGAACTTCTTCGTCATCACCAGTTCAATGCCCTGATCCGTCGAAGCGCGGAGAACGTCAACGCCAGCGCCATCCGGCACAGCGTAACGGCCCGGAAGCAGTTCGATGGAGTCCTTGCGCCAGAACGGGTTAATGTTCGAAGCGGCAATGTTCAGGAAGTTCAGCGGGGCAGTCGCGGAGACCGACACCACTTCAACATTCTGATACTGCTGCTCGGCATCGGTTGGCGACGAGTTTGCACCGATGATCGGCGGGCTGATGACGAGCGTGGTGCCGCCAGCAGGAACGCTGATAACGCGGAACGTCTTCAACTGGCCGGTGCTGCGCTTGGTGATGTGATGCACAGCTTCGATGCCGGTGATCGTGAACGCATCGCCAGCAGTGATGCCGACCGACGAGGACACGGTAACCGTCTGATAGCGGTTATCGACGTTGAGAATGCCGCCAGTGCTGGTGGTCGTTGCCTGCGGGACATAACGCACCTGAGCGCCGTTGGTGGCGATGGTGCGGCTTGCCGAGTTGTCAGCGCAACGGTTTGCATAGTCCAGCTTATAGGTCTGGAACGATGCAACCTCACCGACGAAGCTGCGCTCGTAAGCGTTCGACGACTTGGTGCCGGTGAACGAACGAGTAGCAACCGCCAGATTGCCAGCCATGCCGTTGTAATCGCGGCTCGACAGTGCGAGATAACGATCACCGGCCATGACGCCCTGCTCGTTCATGATGCTGTCGCAAAGCGCGATGTCATCATAATCGCCAGCAGCTGTTGAGACCGGAACGACGAGCGTACCCTGAGCGGCAGCCAAGTCCATAACCGACAGGTTGATGTCCGAAGCAAGCTTCTGCTTTGCGGCATCGCCGAGGCGATTTTCCTGCAAGGCATCGCGCAGTTCCAGAGCATTCATCTGCCAAGCCGAGCACTTGGCAAAGCCGAGCGTTGAAGGCACCGACAGCTGCGTCATCGTCTGAATGTCGCTGGCAATGGTGTTGCCAACGATGCGATTGAAGCTCTGTGCGATGTAGGGCTGCGGACGCCACATGGTATCACGGGCGCGTTCCATCGTAACACCATTGGTGTTGTAGATGTTGATGTTCTTCGAGAGAATCAGGGCGTCGTTGAAACCTTCGAGGATGTTCTCGAAAGCAACGATTTCCTCCTTACTAAATGCGTTGGCCATTGTCTTAACTCCAAAAGGTTAGGTTGATTTTTTCCCGCGCTTGTAAGCCATGACCTTTGACAAATCGCCGGTCTGCAAGGCTTCCGCGCGCAAGCGGTCTAGTGTGGAATCAACAGTGCCTGAGAGCCGCCCGCCACCATTGGCGATTGTGCGCTCTGGCGCGGTCGATGCTTTGCGGGTGGTCACTTTCAACTGAGTCTCCAGTTTGGCAACCGCAAAGGCGAACTTCACGGGGTCATTGATTGAGGCGAGTTCCTTGGCGCGCTTTGTGTTCTTGCCAAGTGCGTAGATAATCAGCGCCGGGTTGTCAGAGCCTTGAATGATGATGCCCTGCTGCGTGACCGTCAGATTGTCCTGAGCGAATGCCTCGGACTCTTCATAGTCGCGCACCTTCAACGAAGCCTTAGCCTTGTTGTAGGACGCCAGCTTTTCGCTCCATGCGTCAGCTTCGGCCTGCTGTGATTGGCGGGCCTGTGCCTCGGCCTGATCTGATTCGCGCTTGCGATCATACCAGTTGGAGAGTTTGCTTTCGTACAGATCGGAATCGTAATCGCATTCTTCCAGCGAAGGCTTGGCACCCAGCGCGACCGGCTTGTTCTCAGTCGCTGTGGTAGTCAGCTTGGCTTCAAGTTCACGAATCTTACGCTCTTTTTCCCGGTTAGACTTACGCAATTCACGAACCCAATCGGGTGCGCGAACCTCTTCCTCTTGGGGTGGCGATTCCCCGTTAATGGAAACAACTACGTCCTCGGCATCATCGTCATCGCTGTCGTTGTCCAAAACGGCTTTGGTCTCATCTTGGGCGCTGCCAGTTTCCTCGGTGTCGATCATTACCGTATCGAGCGTGTCGTCGTTCTCCAATTCTGCCTTACTCATAGATACCCCGTCAAACTCACCCAAATTGCGTGGTGGGTGGAACCACATTCCGTTGTGACTGCAATGCAGCCCCTATCTTTTCCGCAGTATCAATAGCGGACTTGCGTTCGTTAATATCAATGTTTGACAAAGTTTCAACTGTTTGCGCCTTAGTCTCTTCGGCGCGGGCCAGCGTGTACTCGGTGTCGGCCTGTGCCTTGATGGTCAGCGCCTGTGCCTTGCCAGCTTCGGCCATCAGATACATCGACTGCGGATCGGGCTGCTGTTGCTGCTGGGCTGCGGCCATCTGCTCGGCTTCGTCATCGGTCGGCTTCACAACGCCCATCGTCACCAGCTTGCGGCGGAAGTGTTCGCGGATTTCATCGATGCCCTCGCCGTCCATGTTCATAATCGCCATCGACTGCAACACCATTTGCGTCTCCGGGTCGGTCGTTACCTGCATCATTCCGGTAAGCGCGCGGACGGTGGCATCTCGGCGGCTGGTGAACGACGGGCCGACATCTACGGCAACGTCGAACGTGGCCTTGCTCAGATCGTTCTCGTAAATGATTTCGCCGGTCTCAGCATCAATGGTTGGTTTCATCAGTTCAATCGACTGCACTTCCTCCATTGCGCCGACTGACTTCATGGCGCGCTTTTCTTCGACGTAAATATCGCGCGCCATTGACAGCCATATCTCACCGCAACGGCGCACGGCCTTCGCCATGTTGCTCATGTAGATGAAGCTCTGCATATCCAGCCGGGTCTGAATCAACTCGACGGCCTTGCCGGAGATGTTCGACACCATCTTGTCGGATTGCTGGTTGCTGCCGAGAATCTCGGCCATGTCCTGCTCGGTCAACTGGAGCAGCGCGGCCATCGCTGGCGGGATCGACGGTGGCTTAGTGTAAGCAATCGGGCCGCTGATCTGGGATTCACCATTCGGGCCGGTAATCGGGTTGACGAGCAGATACGGATAGTTGCGCAGATTGTCCTCGGCCCACATGACCTGATGGCCGGAGACCTGTTCAGGAACAAGGATCGGCTTTTCAACAGATGACAGCGCGCTGATCTCGCCCAGCTTGGAAAGCTGCATATTCTTGAGGCGCTGCGGGTCTTTGGCGAGGCGGACATGGCCCATGCAACGCTCGATGTTATCGACGAACCAGCGCTTGCCGTAGACCGGCACGATGGGGATGTTCTTGCCAGCAATGTAGCCCTGATCCTCAAGCACCTTGCTGCCGCTCATCAAATACTTGCGCACCCGGCGGCGCTTGACACGCTTCTGGCGCACTTCCTTCGTGCCGACAGCCGCAAGCATTTCCTCCAGCGTATCGTCAGCGTCGAAGTCTGCCTGACTGTAGCGCTCTTCATCGCCGTTCAGGGTTTCAAAAATGCGGATTGTTTCGCGGGTTTCCTCGACCACATAGTATTCGGCGATGAACACAACGTCCGGCGTACACCAGTCGAACTCGTACTGATGCACGATCTTCGGCCATGTTGCCGGGTCATCCTCGAACTCGGCAATGTATGACTTGCGAGTCATGGAATAGATAACGAAGCAATACTTCGCGTCGGCCTTGTCCTGCCGCTTGGCGTTCAGATCGAAGAATACGCTGCTATCCGCGTCGTAGATCGGCTCCATGCGGATGCGCTGCTTGTCGTTGTCGTCGTCCTCGTCGTCCTCGTAGACGGTGCGCAGACGCCATGCGCCATAGCCACCGCCGACAGCTTCTTCGAAGGCGTTGTCGTAAGCCTCTTCGGCCCCGCTATCGCGCTCGTCGGCACGATACAGGCCGTCGCAGGTCTCGGCCAGAACGTCGTTTTTGCTGCCGTCCTTTGATACGAAGTCAACGCCAATGCGGTTGTTGCGATACTCGTTGATGATGCGAATGACGCTCAGGTGAATCTTGTTGACTTCAAAGCGCGGCTTGTTCTCAAACTGGTCTCCGAGCGGGCCTTCCCACTGTGCGCCAGCGATGCTGTAGAAGCGGCGATCTTGCAGGCATTGCAGGCGCTCGTCACGCATGACGGTCTGGCAATTGTCAAAGTCGTTCAGCGCCTGCTGGTGGACGTTTGCCAGTCGCTGGTCTTTGGTCAATCGCGCCATCTACCACCTGTTCATCGTTGCCATTGGCGTAACCTCGACGGCCTTTTTAGGTGCCGCCCGCCGCAGAGCCTCACACGCATAACGCAGTGCATCGATGACATGGTTATCACGATCTTGCAACACCGGCAATATAGCGCCTGTCAATGGGTCTGTTTTGTAGCTGTAGAGTGTCAATTCATCGATCATGTGCTGACAGCGCGGATGCACCACAATGTCGTAGTTCTTGAGCCATTCGATGCCTTCCTCGACCGACTTCGGGCCTTTGACCGCCGACATGATGCGCGGGAAGCCGTTCTTCTGTAGGTGGCTGATCGTCTCGGGCCGGGCGCTATCCGCCACGATAGGCCATTTCTCTGACTCCGGCACAGTCAGGAATAGCTCTGGCGTGTTGATGATCTCGCATCCGACGCGATAGGCTTCATGGTCAACGTAGAGGGTGCGCCCGATTAGGTGACAGCGCACCAGCACCGTAGGATCGACCGCAAAGCCCCAATCAGCGCCGAAGCGGTGCGTTGCGTCTGCTGGTGCCTCGAAGTCCTCAATGCGCCAGTTCGTGAACACACGGGCCTCGCTGCTGGCAACGTAGCTGCCGAGCCAAACGTGCTTGTATTTGTCCGGATCACGGCCACGGTCATATTCCATCTCGGCTTTAAGAACGTCAGGGAACCAAGGGTTGTCCCGATAGTTTACCTCTGCAACGGTGCTATCTGGCGGCAGCTTGTCGCCACGCAGCAACGCATCAACCGGGTCGCTATCTAGGCGCGGGTTCCATGTGAACCAGAGTTCGCTACCCGGCTTGCGGATCGTCGGGCGCAACAGATCAAGGCTGCGCTGCGACAGGGATTGCGCTTCTTCGACCCATGCGCAGTCGTAGCCTTCAAGGCTCTTGATGCTATCAGCGGTGTGGTTCTGCATCCCCTGAAAGATTATGAGGCCATCGCCATGACGGGATTTTATCTGCGACTCCTGCACCTCGAAATAAGACTGAACGCCCATCTCTTCGATCTTGATCTCCAGCAGCCGCTTGACCGATTGCGCCAGTGACTTCTGGATTTCGCGGACACAGACCGTGCGGCGCTTCTGATCCATAACGTGCGCCTCGATCACCGCCTCGGCAAAGGCGTGAGACTTGCCAGACCCGCGCCCGCCATGCGCGCCTTTATAGCGGCTGGGCGACAAGAAAGGCTTGAACCAGCGCGGCGTCTTAATCGTTAGCGTTGCCATCAAGCACCACCCGCTTAATTGCTTCGATCTTGAGCGGGTTCGCCTCGTCACCGGCCAGCGTAAGTTTGTCGCCATACCGCTTGGGCGCAAGTTTTGACAGCAGCCACTTGCGGGTATCGACCTGTAGCCGTTGCTTCTGCACCGCGCCAGAATCGGTCGTGCCGTGTTCCGTGCTGCCAACAGGAGCGTCGGCTATCGCCAGCGTGTCAGACGCCATTCGTTCGATCAGAACTTCCCGTGCGCGCGTGTAGCTTTCACTAAGCTCCACGCTCTCAGTTGTCCATTTAATAAACGTCCCAATCGGAACACCGACAGCCTCGCAAGCCTTGAAGCAACTCAAACCTTCAAGCGCCATCCCATCGATGACCGCCTTGCCGAGTGCTTCTTTTTCTTCAGGGTTGCGCCTGACACGAGTGTGCCGCGTTTTCTTAACTGTCGTCATCTCAGTTTCCGATCTCGGGCTGGTAATCACCAGATACGCCATCAGTCGATCTGTTGCAAGCAACCCCCTCCAGCCGATCCGCCACCAGCTTCAGATACCCCTCGGCATCCCGCCACGAATCCACATAAAGGCAATCTCCGTTCAGGATGCGCCCCAACTTATTCGCCACCATCTCCAGCGACTCCCGCGCATCAGCCGGTAGCTTCGACCAGTTGGCGCTGTGCCGCATCGCAGCCTTGATGTTCTGAGCGACCAAAGACACGCCGGTAAACTCTCCATATCGAGTGCCGCGCTCTTTTAAAATCTGATCAATTTCCATGCCCAATTTCCCTCCGTATCGATCAGGAAATTCTCCAAATCCTGACGCCACCATCAACAACCTTGGCAGTCATTTTTTTGTCGGTTCGCCAAAAATACATTTTCGCCGCTGATACAGCCTTATGATCGTGACTGGCGTTTTCGATCAAAACGCTGTCGCCAACTTCCATATCTTTAAACGGATAAACCTGCCTTGTTCCTGCAAGCTCTGGAACCGGGATTGAGTTTTCAATTTTGAGCATATTACCTCCTGTAACTTTCGTCACCTTATAACCTGATTTTACCCATGTCAATAAGCGCCTGTATCGGTACCGTCCGCATCGCCGGTAACGGTAACCCTTCCTAAAGGAAGGGGTTACATCCGTTACCGCTCGACGCCTTGCCCCATTCCTATTACCGATTCTGTTACCGGAGTATGCTTTGCTTATAGTTTTCAACGACTTCTGCGGTAACTTTCTAAAAGTTACCGGTAATTACCGGGCTATTTCGCGCCGTTTTTGATCATGACCATCAGGCCAGCAGTTTTGGGGCAAATTACCGCAAATCCGGCGTCCGTTACCGCCACCATTTCGGCCACAATCAGCGCGCCAATTAGCTTATCGGAGACGCTTGGTTTGATGTATTGACGGGCCGAAGATTCGGTCAATTCCAGCTTTGTTTTGACATGATCCAACAGCGCCGAGCGCGACACAAAAGGCTTTCCATCGACAATCTCGGCACCAGAAGCCCACCAAGCGGCCTCGAAAAGTTTGCGCCACATATCTAGCTTTGACTCTTTGCGGCGCTCTGGAGGCGCATCCTCGGCCACCAGCACCGCGCTGCTCACCGCCTCGCCGTCCTCATCAAGCCAGCCATTGATTGCGACCGCCTGCAACCGCGCATAGATCGGTGCAGCTTCCTCTGCATCCTTGGACTTGCGCTGCACGATCTGGATCGGTGCGTCACCCTTAGCCGGTATCACGCTGATCTCGATTTCCAGCGCGCCCTTCCATGCCGATGATCCGCGCGCCCTGTGCTGGGCTTCGTCTGACACGCCAGTGTGATGCACCAGCAGCACGGAGCAGCTAAACTCCCGCATCAGGCTGGCACAAGCATCGATCATGGTCTTGGCATCGACGGAAGAGTTCTCATCACCCGAGAGGAACCGATGCAGTGTGTCGACGTTTATGAGGCTAGGCGGGTGTGGCAGCGCACGAATGGCATCGACTACGCGGGCGTAACCTTCCGGCGTATTCAGATCGGTGCCGGTCTTGGAAATCCACATATCCAGCCGACCAGCGCCATGATGCTGCTTCCAAGCTGCAACGCGGCTGCGCAATCCGTGGTGGCCTTCGCCCGCAAGATAGACCACCGGGCCGGGCTTGACGCGGTGGCCATGCCATTCGGTGAGACCTGATGCGATGTGAAGGCTCCAGTCCAGCACGGCGAAAGTTTTGCCGCCACCGGACGGCCCATGCACCATAATCAGCGCGGCCTCTTGCAACCAGTGTTTGACCAGCCACCGGATCGGCGCAGGCTCAAGGCAGAAGTCATCGGCTGGGGTCAGCCAATCGGTCGCGGGCAACGGCACCAGCAGAACTTTGAGATCGTAGCCAGCCGCTAAATAATCGTTCGCATCCCCGGGTGTTGGCGGCATCACAACCCGTGCGCCATACTTGGCGCTGGCCTGATCGGCATATTTCTGCCCGGTGCCTGACGAGTCGTTGTCAGCCACGATGGTGATGCTGCCACCAATACCAACCAGTTCACGGATGGTTCCGGTGACCGGCACGAGATTGGAGGCTGAGTAAGCCACGACGCACGGACGCCCAGTGACTTCGTATATGGTCGCGGCTGTCGCAAAGCCCTCCGCGATGTAGATCGGCCCCGGCTCGTCCATCGTCCCGACAGTCCAATAGCAGCCGCCTGTCTGTCCACCGCTGTGATAAAGTTTGCCGCCGTCGCGATCTATATATTGGAGCGAGGCGAGTTTACCCTCTGGCGTATAGAGTGGCACCACCAGCCGACCGTCACCTGTGACGCGGGAGCCGTTGATACCTATGCCCTTGCGCGCCAGATAGGGGTGCGCCGGATCGGCCCCCATGCAATTTGTCCAGATAGCCTCGACGGTGTTCGCGGCAGTTTCACGGGTGCGGGCAATCTCAGCATCGCGCGCCGCCTTGGCCTCGTTCATCCGGCGGGCGTGGGTCATCTCTTCGGCTGGCGTCAAAGACCGACCAACGTCAGCCCGCCACGTTGATTCCATACCAGCGCGCCAGCAACCGAAGCGGCCAGCCGGGATACCATCGGAGTAAGCCACATACCAACCGGATTTGTCACCAGCACCGGGCGAGCCTTTGGTGCCAGAATTGAACCTGTGCATCTTGCCGTCCAGCACGATCTCACGCGGCGGGGTCAGCCCTGCCCTTTGCATAGCGTCAAGCAACTGCGCGGCTGGCGGATCAGGCTGCGCCACTTTCGGAGGTGACCACGGGCCACCTAGCACATTTGTTAGATCAGCCATTAGCCCTTACCCTCTCAGATATGATAGCGTCGAAACCTTCGAGCCAATCTTTGTGCTTCCGCGCATCGCGTTTACCGCCATTCATGGCAGATTCGCGCCCAGCTTGAAACTGGAGGATGTCATTAGCCATCGATCAACGGCCCAGCGAGATAGTCAGACAGCAGCTTCATGGTCGCGTAAGTTGGGTTGGCATTCGCCCCTGTGCGAATCGCAGCGATGGTGTTGCGATGGATGCCGGTGCGCGCCGAGACCTTTTCAACGTTGCGATCATCAAGCGCGGTTCGAATCTGTTCTAGGTTGAGCATTTGTGTGTCCCTTCGTTTTTTGAACATTTGACGCTTTACAAGCACACAATCGGGCTGTAAAGACATTTTCACGCACCGACTGGATTGTCCGACTGGTGCTAAAGCGAGAGGGCCTTCAATGGCAATCAATCTAAAAAAGACGGGCGGGTTATCCGCCAACGGCGTGAAGCTGCTCTGCTACGGGCAGGCTGGCGCTGGCAAGACTTCCCTAATCCGCACACTGCCAAACCCGGTGGTTCTGTCGGCAGAGGGTGGGCTGCTGTCGATCCAAGATGCTAACCTTCCTTACATCGAAATCGCCAACATGGACGATCTCATGGAGGCGTTCGCTTGGTGCAAGTCATCGACCGAAGCGGTTGGCTTTGAAAGCGTGGCGCTCGACTCCATCAGCGAAGTGGCTGAAGTTGTTCTCCAGCACGAACTGCGCAAGAACAAAGACGGTCGCGCTGCATATGGTGAACTCAACACGACCATGCAGGAACTGATCCGCGCCTTCCGCGACCTACCCGGCAAGCACGTTTATATGTCAGCCAAGCTGGAAAAGTCTCAGGATGAGATGGGAAAGCTCCTCTACAATCCCGGTATGCCCGGCAAGTCACTGACGCAGGGTCTGCCCTATTTCTTTGATGAGGTGCTGGCGCTGCGTGTCGAGCGTGACGCAGACGGCGCAACCCAACGCGCCCTGATGTGTGACGGCGATGGTGCATGGCTCGCCAAAGACCGCTCCGGTAAGCTGGAAACTTGGGAAGCGCCGGACTTAGGCGCAATCATCGCAAAGATTGGCGGTGCAGCATGACCGTCTCAATCTATCAGCAATGGCTCGACGCTAAGGCCAGCGAGACCGCCGCAATCAAGGCCCGGCGCGATCTGGAGGACGCTATGGTCAAGAGCCTTGGCATTGCCGAGAATCTTGACGGCACCGTCAACGTTGATGCGGACACTTACAAGGTCAAGATCGAAGGCCGCATCAACCGCAAGATCAACGCAGATAAGCTGCAAGAGTTGGCGGCTGAGAGCGGTTTGACCGAGCATCTCGCAAGCCTGTTCCGCTGGAAGCCGGAAATCAACGCCGCCGCTTGGAAAGCAGCCAAGCCGGAAATTACCTCCCCACTACTTGACGCAATCACGGCAACGCCGGGGCGTCCTTCTTTCACCATCACATACAAGGATTAATTGACATGGCATTTCTCGAAGAAACCTTCGTTGCTGACGATCTCCCGCAGTCCGACCGCAGCTATGACTTGCTGCCCGAAGGCTGGTACGACGCCACGATCAGCAAGGCCGAAGTCGGCAATACCAAGGCTGGCACCGGCACCAAAATTGATGTGCGCTATGACATCACCGGGCCGACGCAGCAGGGGCGGGTCATTTTCGCCAGCCTCAACATTCGCAACCCTAATCCCGAAGCCGAGCGCATTGGCCGCGAACAGCTTGGTGAATTGATGCGCGCTATTGGCCTGACCAAAGTGCAGGACTCCGACGAACTCATCGGCGGACAAGTCTGCATCAAGGTCAAGATCAAGAAGGCATCCGCCAAGGACATCGCTAACGGTTACACGCAAGACCGCAACGAAGTCGGCGGATGGAAGGCGACTGGCGGGTCAATGGGCGCAATGCCGAAGGCTTCAATGCCGAAGGCCGCAGCATCGTCTGCACCGGCCAGCGCAAGCGCCAAACCGCCTTGGGCTAAGTAAGAGAGTTTGCGCCCGGTCTACTGGGGACTTAGACCGGGCGCGCCTCAACCGCAGCAACGGGAGACTGAGCAATGAAATTGCCCGAGCCAATGAATACCATAACAAACCTGATTGACCAATACCACAAAGCGCAGAGCGAGCGGCCCCGCCCGCACATGGGTTGCAGCGCCCTTGGCCACCCTTGTGACCGCTGGTTGTGGCTGAACTTTCGCTGGGCTGTGGTGGAAGAGTTTGAAGGCCGCATCTTGCGCCTGTTCCGTCGCGGCCAGAACGAGGAAGAGATTATTGTGCGCGATCTACGCAATGTCGGGATTGATATACGCTCAAGCCAAGCGCGGGTGAGTTTCGGTAGCCACGTTTCCGGTAGTCTTGACGGCATCATTGAAAGCGGTGTGCCAGAAGCGCCGACGAAGCGCCACGTTGCCGAGTTCAAGACGCATTCGAAGAAATCCTTTGACGATATGGTCAAGCATGGCGTCGAAAAGTCGAAGCCTCAACATTGGGTGCAAATGCAAGTTTATTGCCACGGCACCGACATTGACCGCGCGCTTTATGTGGCGGTTTGCAAGGACGATGACCGGCTCCATATCGAGCGTGTGCGCTACGACGCCGACGTTGCCACCAGAGCAGTCGCGCGCGGCCAGCGCATCGCACTAGCGGATCGTATGCCAGAGCCTCTCAGCGCCGATCCTAGCTGGTATCAGTGCCGGTTCTGCGCGGCCCACAGCCTTTGCCACAAAGCAGCGCCAACTAAACAGGCCAACTGCCGCACTTGCGCGCACAGCACGGCTCTGGCTGACTCAACATGGCGCTGCGAACGGCACGATGCCGACGACATCCCGGTTGATTTCCAGCACACCGGCTGCGACGATCACATCATCCATCCCGATTTGGTGCCGTGGCCGATGATCCCCAGCGAGGACGGGCATAGCGTCATGTGGCGCATTGGCGACCGCGTGATTGAGAATGGAGCCAACGGCTACAAAAGCCGGGAGATACTGGCGAACCCTGACGTTTGCGGCACCGATGAGGTCGAGGAAATGAAGCGGATATTTCCTGACGCGGAGGTGATCGGATGAAAATGACCGGGGTCTCTGGCGTCATTAGCGCCGCGCATCATGGCAGCGATGGCGTGCTTCACGGCCATACTTGGCAAGTGATTGTGTGGTGGTACGCAAACGGAGACATTATTCTCACCGCAGATCGGAAAAAACGCTTTCTTGCTGAACATCTTAAAAGATACGATCACAATGTTTTGCCTGAAGAGTTAGCATGGGGCGAGCATTTGGCGGAAAAAATTGGGCGCGATATGCGCGCCGCCGCTGTTGATGTATCGCGCCCCTTAGAAGGCATTTATGCAAAGTGGGTGCGTGAATGACGATCCACTATCACGGAACACCAATAACGCCGGTTGCTGTCTTTATGACGATGACAGGCAAACATTTTTGCGTGTCTCATGCTCATCCGCAGGATGTGGAGCGAGCGCATAAAATCGGTCAAAGCGTTATGTTGGACAATGGCGCATTCTCAAAGTGGCGCACTGGGAAGGCAACCGATTGGGCTGCGTATTATGATTGGGCTGATTGCTGGTTGGATTACCCGACAACGTGGGCAGTTATACCGGATGAAATATCTGGCGACGAAAATGCGCAAGATTCTCTTGTATCTCAATGGCCACATGGGGAGCGAGGTGCGCCAGTTTGGCATTTGCATGAACCTATAGATAGGGCGCTGCGCCTTCTGGATAGGTGGCCGCGCGTTTGTTTTGGCTCATCGGCTGAATATTCCTCTGTGGGCGGATTTGCTTGGAGGCGCAGAATGGATGCGACTTTTGATTCTATTTCCAAGCGTCACAAACGAACACCATGGGTGCATATGCTGCGCGGGATGCAGTGCGCAAAATGGGGCTACCCATTTGCAAGCATTGACAGCGCTGATGTCGCCAGAAACCACAGCGGCAATAAACTGACGGCCCGTGAAATGGCTGACAGGTGGGATGCTATGCAATGCCCGCCCACCATGATTGAAATGCAGGAAGGTCTTTTCGATGCTTCGTGACTATCAGCAGCGCACCATCGACCAGCTTTACGCTTGGTTCGCGGCAGGCAACGCTGGCAACCCATGTCTGGTGCTTCCCACCGGCAGCGGCAAGAGCCACATCGTTGCGGCGCTATGCAAAGACGCCATTCAAAGCTGGCCCGAGACACGGGTCTTGATGTTGACCCATGTTCGGGAGCTTATCAGCCAGAATGCCGCCAAGATGCGGGAACACTGGCCCAACGCGCCGATGGGGATTTATTCTGCTGGGTTAAATCGCAAGGTGCTGGGCGAGCCGATCACGTTTGCCGGAATCCAATCGGTGCGGACAAAGGCGCAACAGATCGGTCATGTCGATCTTGTCATCATCGACGAATGCCACCTTGTCAGCCACAAGGACGAAGGCGGCTACCGGGTGCTGTTGGCTGATCTGCTTGCCATTAATCCGGCGCTGCGCGTGGTGGGCCTGACGGCTACGCCATACCGGCTGGGGCATGGCCTCATCACCGACGCGCCCGCTTTATTCCACGCCCTGATCGAGCCGGTCTCAATTGAGGAACTGATCTATAAGGGGCATCTCTCAACGCTCCGTAGCAAGCAGTGTCAAACATCATTTGACACTAGCGGCGTTCACAAACGCGGCGGCGAATTTATCGACAGCGAGCTACAGGCGGCGGTTGATACCGAAGATAACAATCTAGCTGTTGTCTACGAAGTCATAGGGCGGGCTGGCGACCGCAAGGCATGGTTGTTCTTCTGCGCTGGCGTCCACCACGCCGAGGCTATCGCGGAGCTGCTAAACCGATATGGAATCGCGGCAGCTTGCGTGACAGGCGCAACACCGAAGGCCGAGCGCGACAGGATTTTGACGGATTTTAAGTGCGGGAAAATCCGCGCGCTGACGAACGCCAATGTCCTAACGACTGGCTTCGACTATCCCGACATTGACCTGATCGCCATGCTGCGCCCGACGATGAGTCCGAGTTTATATGTTCAGATGGCCGGGCGCGGGATGCGGGTCAAAAGCCACACCGACCATTGCCTCGTTCTCGACTTCGCCGGGGTCGTGGCAACGCATGGCCCGATCACCGCCATCGAACCTAGAAAGCGCCGTGGCGAAGGTGATGGCGAAGCGCCTGTGAAGGTCTGCGATGCCTGCAACGAGTTGGTGCATATCAGCGCCAAGGTCTGTCCGACTTGCGGCGAAGCCTTCCCGGCACCAGAGCCGGTGGCGTTGACGCTGCACCACGATGACATCATGGGCGTAGAGGCGGCAGAGATGACCGTGCAAAGCTGGCAATGGAGGCGACACACCAGCCGCGCCAGTGGCAAGGATATGCTGGCGGTATCTTATTATGGTGGCCTGAGCGACCCGGCGGTGTCCGAGTATTTTCCGGTTACGCACGATGGCTATGCTGGGCAAAAGGCACTGGCGGCAGTGGCCGATATTGCGCAAAGTTCCAGAGTGGCGTTTAGTGGGGCCATCACGCTTGATGATTGGGCCGACAGGCTCAACGCTGGCGCGACACCCGCGACGATCAACTACCGCCGCGATGGGAAGTTTTATCGTGTGCTACGGAGGGGATGGGCGTGAGCAGAACAGTTATTTGGTATTCATGCGGAGCAGCGAGCGCAGTGGCGGCTAAACTGATACTTCGAGATGCGCCGGACGCGGTTATTGCCTATTGCGATACAGGCGCTGAACATCCCGATAACGAACGATTTATGGCGGATTGTGTGCGCTGGTTCAACGCGCCGATTACGCGCCTGTCGAACCCAGAATTTATCGACACATGGGACGTATGGGAACAGCGGCGCTATATCGCCGGTATAGCTGGCGCGCCATGCACAGGCGCACTCAAAAAACAGCCGCGCATTGCGTTTCAACAACATGATGACATTCATGTGTTTGGTTACACCAGCGACGAAACAGACCGCGCCGACCGCTTTCGTGAGCATAATTCCGATCTGCTTGTCAGCTTCCCTTTAATCGAACGTGGCATAGACAAGGCCGCTTGCCTCGCGATGGTGCAAGGCGCAGGAATTTCCTTGCCCATTATGTATGGCCTTGGCTTTCAGAACAATAATTGCATCCCATGCCCAAAGGCCACCAGTCCTAATTATTGGTCTGCAATGCGCTTGCATTTTCCGGCAGAGTTTGCGCGCATGGCGGCACTCTCTAGGGAGTTGGGAGCGCGACTGTCCCGCGTAAACGATGAGCGTATTTTTATTGATGATATTCCTGCCGACTGGCCAACGCTCAATCCGATTGCGCCAGCCTGCGACTTTCTTTGCCACATTGCAGAACAGGATATGAAAGCATGAGACCAGACAAGCCAGATTTTCTGATCGAATACGAAAAGTGGGTGCGCGCCGGGCCACCGCAATGCTGCCACACGTGCGACCACTTCGGCGGTCGCGGCGAGTGTTTTATCTTCAACACACACCCGCCAGCCGAGTTCACCAACAGCCAAGGGCAGTGCAAATCATGGTCTTACGAAGTCCCGTTTTGAAGGTTGCACTCCCGACCGAGCATGAAGAACAGCGCGATCTGGTGCGCTGGTTCCGCCGCAAATATGGGCCGGTCAGAATTTTCGCCATACCGAATGGCGGCTATCGCTCCATGACTGCCGCCGCCAAGCTGAAGGCTGAAGGCGTATCGGCTGGCGTCCTCGACCTGTTCGTTCCAGCTTGGCGACTATGGATCGAAATGAAACGCCAAAAAGGCGGTCGCGTCTCGCCAGAGCAAGCCGACTGGATCGTGTATCTGGAGAGCGTCGGCTACACCTGTCTCGTCTGCCCCGGCTCAGAGAATGCGCAGGCCCAGATCGAGGCGTTCGTTGCTGCGAAGAAATAATGCGCTATGTGCATTTTTGCTATTTACACCGTGCGAGGATGCTAATAGGACTGTCTCAACAGCAACGGGAGACACCGACATGACACCTGAAGAAAATCTGCTTGCCGACCTTAACGAAGTTTCGCACGATCTGCGCTATTGGGCAGAGGACAAACTGGACGAGGGTTGCACCGCACAGGAAATCATCGACCTGTTGCGCGAAGCCGCCAGAATCGCAGGGAGGGACTAATCATGAACCGCTACATCACCATCGCCGCGCTAATCGAGCGCGACCGTCGCAACCGCCGCGTTGCCCGCGTAGCCGCCACCGTGGCCGCTGCTGGCCTTGCGCTGGCGATCATCGCCCTGCCAATCGGTTGGATGCTGACATGGTAGACCCCGAGCGCAACGGCAAGCGTCACCTAGGCTTTTGGCCTTCCATCGTCGTTATCGTGCTGGCTATCATCGTTGCGCTGGCACCGTGGCTGTCGCCGCTGATGCACTACAGATAGGAGGCTGACCTATGACTGAGTTAGAGAAATTGAAGGCCGCGTACAATGCCGCCCGCGCCTCCGCCGCATGGGACGCCCTCGTTGACGCACCCGACGCCGCCCTACGCGACGCTTACGCCGCCTTCAACGCCGCCTCCGCCGCCCTCCGCGAAGCCCTCACCGCCGCACTCGCAGCGCAAGAACAGGAGCAGACCAATGACTGACTTGGAGAGACTGAGGGCCGACCGCGACGCCGCCGTATACGCCGCCCTCAACACCTTCGACGCCGTTGTATACGCCGACCGCGACGCCGCCCTTGACGCATGGGAAGCCGCGCTCGACGCCGCCCGCGCCGCCTCCGTTACCTACCTCGCCACCCTCGCAGCGCAAGAGAAGGAAACCCCCAATGAGTAATACCAATGGCCAAGCGCATCATGGACTACACGCCCGACCCAAATTTCCCGACGCCGGGGCTGCCTCGCATCCTGCGATTGCGACAGATCAGGGAGCAGACCTACATTACGCCCGGCGAGCGGCGCGAATTGAAGCGGCTGGAGGAAACGCAGCAAAACATCGAGTTCCTGTATCACCGGGGGAAACGTCGAGCCGCCCGAAGAAAGCAGAACACGGAGTCCTAACCGCAGCACCGCGTCTTTTACAGGGACGCACTGCCAAAGGTGAGGCCCAACAGTCGCACCGGGTTCGAGTGGCTGACGCATACCTGACCGGAGACAACACGGTCGCAGAGTTGGCCGTGGAACATGGCGTCTCAGTCTTTACGATCCGCGACTGGATTCGAGACCGCCGCGATACGTTCATGCTCGACCATCGCAAGCGCCCGCTGGGGACACGCCGCGACCGGGCGCATGAGCCTAATCTGGTGGTTGGCGTCTACGGCACAGGCGGCACCATGACCGACGAATCTGTGCGCCGGGCGACCCGTGATCTTGAAAAGGCCATTGTGGCAGGATTGGCAGCGCGCGGTCTTGCCCCGCTGCCGTATCGTAGGGAGGTTGCAGAATGACACGCGAAGTCGAAATATTGCATCGCAGCGCAATAGCCTTAGCGGCTATGGAAGCCGCCAAGCGCGCGTTTAAGGCCGCTGAGAGCGAGGTGCAGCGCCTATGCCGTGAATACGAGCAGGCCAACGGCGCGCGTGGTCTAGCGCCGCATCATCTGGCACAAAGCTGCCGTGCAAGAGGGATTGAGATATGAGCGTCAGCCAAGGCTATCAGGACGGTCTAGCAGGCCGCAACTGCGCCGACGATAGCGCCGACTATATGCGGGGCTGGGTGACCGGATGGCGCGAGCGGATGCTGGCATGGAACAGCCTGAGCCAGCCCGCCGGAATCATCGACATATGACCAAGGTTGTGTTGAATCCGAAGCATTTTCATGTCCGCGCCAAGGCCGAAGATGGCACAATCTGGCTAACGCACGAAAAGCATCTGCATCCTATTTACCCGATCAAAGACATCACCAATGATGTGCTGCTCTGCCTCTGTGCTGACCTATCGGCGGGTGGTGAGACGCAACTGGTGGAGCGATCTGTGCGATTCAATGACGGTTTTGTGTGCAAAATCACCGTCGAAGTAGTCAGGGATCTTATACCCTCGACGGTATAATGTAAAATTATACCCTTTATGGTATAACCTTCAAGATCATTGATCCTTAGTCAACCTTTGGGCAGTCTGATTCGCACAGACACGCCCATTGGCTGTTGTGGGCCTCTATCGCCGCCACTGTCTCCGCCATATCTTTAGTGGCATCGTAGCTAATTGGCGCAGCAATAATGCAATAGCTATTGACGAAACCGGGAACGGTCGAAACGGTTGCGCAGCCGCTCATCGCGGGTAGGATCAGGCACAGCGATAGCCGCCTCGCCCAGTTTGATCTGGTGTTCCACAACATCAGCCGCTTCCTTTATGGCTTCCTGCCGTCCCTGCTGCTTCCAACGCTCTTGATCGAAGTGCGCGAACACCCGCTCAATCAGCGCCAGCAGGGACGACAGAAATTTCATCACTTGGCTTTTTCGGCCAAGACAACAGCGATCAGGCCAGCAACGGCAGCAACAGCCGACGATGCAGCGGAATACAGGTCGCTGGAGACGCCAAAGGCCAGCGCAAGGCCCGACAGGCCCGCGTAGGTCGATGGCTCTTTAAGGCGCGTCAGAACGAAGTTCACGATAGACATATTCAGGTTCCCTTTGGGTATTGCTTCCAAGGCAGTTCCCAATGCGGGCCGTCCTTGAAAGTTCGCCAGTCACCGCCCCAAGTGAGCGGGACATTCTCGGCTACAGCAGCGGCCTTTATGATCTTGGCCAACCGATGATACAAAGGCCAATCCCAAGATACACCATCGCCCACCATCGGCGCAAGATCGACAGCGTGGCCGGTTAGGTGGCGACTGTTCAACGTTTTGGTGGCCTTGTTCTTGAGCAGCACTTCCTGCCGCGCCAGCGTCCGCCGTCCCTCCAGCACCGTGAAGTCTAGGTCAGACATCGCAGCCGCGCGCTTTACGACGCGCACTAGATCAGGATGAACATCCTGCAACCGGGACAGCGAGCGCGGGCCTAGAATGATGCTCATCGGCTATTCCTTTTGCCGCAGGAAGTTCAAGAAATCCGCCGCCATCTCGACGTTATCAAACGCCTGTATCAATGGCCGCTGGCCGGGGCGTGGCGTTACGATTGTCACCACCGACTGCCCATCACGTTGCTCCGTAAACTGGCCTTTGAGGGCGTAGTCATCGGCATCTTTGTAGCCCCTCGCCCGCACCAGACAAGCCCTGCGACCGCCGGGTAACTCGACGTTGCCGGTTGCAAACGTATGGATATGAAACGCCGCGTAAATGTCGGCGTGTTCATCCATCATGGCCGCGCGTTTCAGCCCATGCAGTTCGTTGTAGATCGACGAACCCTTGAAGTTGTGCCGCGCCCACACCGTAGCGTCTGAACCATCCGGCGACACCAGCTTCAGTTTGGCGTCCCAGTCGCGCATCAAGATGCGGTTAGTGTTCAGCCCCTCAAAGATTCTTTTCCCCGTGTTCCAAGTGTCGTGGTTGCCGAGTAACCAGATCAGCCACCGGACGCCAAGGTCTTTGAGCAGCCACTCGACTAACTCCCAGCCTTCGGATACCGTAGCCGATTGCTCGCCGTATAGGCGCTCCAACTTTCCAACCCAGTTGTTAATGGAATCGCCGCCGTTCGCCCCATACATCCCTTCGGTCTCGGCGCAGATGCGCGCATGGCGCTCTACGCTTTCGAGGTCGCAAAACGGATCGTCGAGGTGCGGATCACCAAACCAACAGATGCCGTATGGCCCAGAGATCGGCACTCGCACGTTCTGCCACGACGCCGCCCTAGCGTGATTGATGCGGAGATTGTTCCGCACTTTCATGGTTGCCAAGCGTTCGTTGAACGGCAGATCGGACGGCGGGAGTTCTTCGGCTACCGTCTCTTGATGCGCCAGATTGACAGATAAATAATCAGGCCCGTAAGTCCGTCTAATGGCGTTGATGATGGCGGCACGGGAGCAACCAAGTTTGGCTGCGGCTACAGTCTGATTGCGTCCACACGCCTCCCACACAGCGATCCGCTCGGCATCAATCGCCGTGAGATCGGTTGTCTGGTTTGACATCAATTCAGCTTCAGGACGATGGCCAGCAGCAAGGCGATGATGAAACCCGCAACGCCCAGACCAACGCCTTCAAGACGCTTCAGCCGGGCGCATAGGCCGTCATAGCGCAACGCGCACACTTCCTCATGAGTCTGGAGGCGCGCTTTCGTTTCATCGATTTCGGCCATGAGTTACTCCACTAATTTGAATTATTCCGAAGTCTAAATTAGCTTACGGAAGCCCGCGCCAAACGCCATCTTCGCCATATACCCACGCCCTAACTTCGTTTTCTGCAAGCACTACACTTGCATACGCTGGGTTGAGAACATTGCCTGCGCCGTTGTTTGCAACCGTGACCGAAAAAGATGCGGCGTTAAACAACGTGCAGATGTGACCGACTTCAAACGGATTGTCGTTTGCTACCGGCAACGCAAATATCGTGATTGTGATCGGCGCGACCTGTGTCAGCTTTACGAGGCTGGTGTTCTTTCCTGCTGCGTTTTGAGGGATGACAACAGTAGCCGTTGAGCCGGTCAATGTTTGAATGCTGTAGCCGTTGGCAGGACGGCCAGCACCAATAATACGCGCGCGGCGTGTGCCGAGAACATTTACGTTGCCTGCGGTTGTGTAGTTCAACGCGCCCAAACGAGACGAAACGCCGCCATTGACGAGCAACAATGCGTTGTTGATTGTGGTTTTTTTTACGCCGGCCCCAACAAAAACAGCACCATCAAGCACGGCGTCCGTTACCGCAGTGTCATAATTTGCGTACACAGTGCCAATAGTAACAGCTTGAATTTCAGCGCCAGCCTCGTTCAACAGATTGACAACTTTTGCCGCCGGGTTGATTGATGTAATTGAGTTTATTTCTAGGCTATCGAATCTACCTCCTGCTTTCAGATTGTAGACAAATACATCGTCGCCAATCGCGTTTTCGCTGATGATCGAACCAATATATGCCGAGCCAAACTCAGCGCCAGCAAAATCTAGCACTTGCGCCAATATCGTTGTCTGATGGTTCTTGGCGCGAATCTGATTAATTTGTATATTGTCCATCACCGCGCTATCGGCCTGTAACCGAACGGCATAATCAACCGCGCCGATCACTTCGATAATATCGACCTGCACATCAGAACATTGACCATAGGTGTTGTCAGACTTGAAATAGATGCCTGTGTCGCTGGAATCGGTGGCCTTCATGCTGCCAATGCGAACGCCGCGCGTTTTTAGAACAACGCCAAAATAGCCGTTGACGCCATGCAAATTGTCCCCGGTATGCTGCGCGTACCCCTCGAATAGTAGCGCGTGAACGGCTGACGCTGGGCTGTTGCACAAGCCGATCAGGTTTTCGGTGTGCAAAGATTTGCCGCTGTCAAGTGGTGACGCAAGGCACTTAATAGCGTCTGCGGTCGTAACGCCGGACGCAGAGCCTATGTCAACGCCGAAGTTGCGCAAGTCGATGTAATCTCCAGTCAGGGACAGCGCGCCCTGTATGATGGTGCCTCCTACCAGCGCAGTCTTCGCCACGTTAACCGTAGGCATACCGCTACCCCACAAGGAAACTTTATCCTCAGCAATGATTGACCCGTCCCAATAGATGCGCCGAGCCGGGAGAATGACCGGAAGCTGGTTTGTGGTGGCATATGCAATAGCCGCTTTGAGCGCGGCGCTATCGCCCGCCTGAGTGCCGCCAGTGCCAAGAGGAATATAATCCTCCATATTAACCGCTTGCCGCATTTTGGTTTGCGCTGGCATACCCACTGCGCCAGTTCCAGACTGAAGAAAGCCCACCTTGCTGGAGCCTGTTGATGCGCCGAGATCGTTAAAGCCCTGCTGAATGTTGGTCGCGGTGGTGTAGCCAGATGGTGTTAGTGCAATACCGGAGGCGTTTGCGCCTATTCCGGTGCCGTCTGGAAAGTTATAGACCAGAAGATTCTTGCTGTCGTTGACAAGGATCGAAAAGTTTGTGGCATCAACGTAAAGCTGCGCCGGGGTGCCGTTGCGGTAGACATAGCCATTGCTCGTTATGAGCGGCTGCGATGCCGTGAGCGTCAACGCCTCGTCGTAATAGACTTGCAGCGGGTTCGTCACGGGGTCGAGATTGGCGACACCGATATAGACATTGCCATTATCAAGCGGTTGCCCATCGCGGTTGTAAAAGACCGGATACGGGACTTGAACGGAAAGTGCGGCCATTATTCAGTTTCCCTTAATCGAGCAATTCTTGCACTTCGCGCCGCGCGGCAGAAGTCTTAGCGGCATTGCGTAGCGCCTTGATGGTGGCAATTGCAGGGATTGGAACCCCTATGGTTGAGAATGTCGCCATCGTGTCAATTGCATTTATCACCGCGCTAGATGTGCCTGCCGTATTTACGCTGCCCGGCGGCGCGGTGAACACATCCTTCGCCACGGTGTTGATGGTGCGCAGCAACTCGGCTTCCTTCTTACCAAACACAAAATCTAGTTTTCCAGATGCGTCTAGCTTCGTAATAACACGATCTAAAGCGGCTGGGGAAATCATGGCGTTACCAGCCTCATCGCGCGCGATATTCTTGTAAGCCTGATCTCTGATATGCTCCATCGTTGCGCCTTGCAATTCGCGCCATGCCTGTTGCCCAGCCGGGCCTTCTGTCTCCAGCAAATCCTTCAGCTTCTTGACGCTATCAAGCGGCGTTGCTTGGCTGTAGATTGATTTCTCCGCCACCTTTTCAAGCGCAACTGCGCGCTCGGTGCTTCCGCGCTTTGTGCCGATAAGCTGCTTGATTAAGGAAGTGTCCTCATAGTCCAAAGCATATTGGCGACGAGCCGCACGGGCGCGTTTGTATGCCTGCCCGCCAAGTTCAGCCGTTTCAGTGTCAATGATGCCTTTCATGTCCCCGCCAACACGGAGATCATTCGGGTCGTTGCCCTTGGCGAAGCGGTTGATGGCTTTACGCACTTCTTCCAGTTCGCCAAGCTGCAATGGCTTTGCTTGCAACGTGCCATCAGCCAACGAGCCGGTGGCACCGCCACGCATCAGCAACTCTTCCTCAACAACGCTCAGGATTGGCGCAGATCGACGGCCAGTGCGGTTGGCATTGAGATAGGTCACCAAATCTTCGGCTGTTACCGGCTCGACCAATTCGCCCTGCTTTTCAGCAACCTTATAAAGCGCGCGAATCTTAGTCTTGTCCTTGGCGGCACGATCCCGCAGCGCCTTCGTAACAACTACGCCAAGTTCGCCAAGATTGTTCCAAATCTCCGAACCCGTCTGATCGACCAGCGCCTCAAAGTTCTGGCGAATCTGCCCTTGCTGTTGCGCCATACGTTCGCGGATCGGCCCACCAACCGCATTGTCTTTGGCCAGTTCGCGGGCGCGCTGCTGTTCTTGGAACGCACGAGTGCGCTGGAATCGCGCCAACTCAATCGGCACCGGCAATTCTTGCGCGCGTTCAACCCGCAATCTTTCTTCTGGCGTTGCGGCTGCACCGACCGACGCACGGCCTCCGGCTGTCGGTTGAGTAGCACCCGGCATTGCCGTCCTTGCCGTTCCGATGGCTTCCTCTATCGCCGTGCGGGCTTCTTGCACTAAAGGCGTGGCTGCAATGCGCGATGCGCCACCCGCAAGGCCCCTAGCAGCCGCGCTAATCCCTGTTGGCGTCAAACCACCAGCAACTGCCGCCAACGTCTGCCCGACAGGCCCAGCGCCGCTCTCAGCGGCTATCTGTTGCGCTGCGCCACCGGTTGCCCCAGCGAGAATCTGCGTACCCGGCGCTTCTGCCAATTGAGCGCCGATAAGTCCCCGCGTTGACATTGCGGGCGCACCGGCCTGCAATACGTTACCCAGACCCATTCCGGCAACACCGCCGCCAGCCGCGCCAGCCGCTGTCTGTAAGACACGCTCGGCAGCAGTGCGCGCCTCTGGTACGCCAATGCTGGTTAGTAGATTCTCCATCGCCGTTGTCGGCTCAGTGAAGCTCGTACCAAATAGCTTATTGATGCCCATCACAATCGGATCACCGACAAGCTGTGTAAGCCCGGCGGCGGTTGCGCCAATAGCTGCACCGACTGGGACACCAACAACCGTAGGAGCGGCCAGAGCGGCCCCTAGAAGAGCGCCAGCGGCAGTTGGCGCAAGGCCACGCACCCCAGCGCCCGCAAGGCCCTCAACAGTTGTCTCTGGCTCTACCGGCGCTGGCAACGGAGGCAAACCGGCAGCTAGACGCTCTTCGGGATCGGTAATATCCGGGCGCAGCGTTACGGTAATTTCTTCTCTGGCCGGTGGTTCCTGAGCGCCAAACTGCTGCGCCGCGAATGCTGCGATCTGCTCATCGGTGGCGTTGTCAGGCCCTTCGATTTCAAGAATCGAACCATCAGGCGCTTGGACTTCGTAAATCGTTGGCATTACTGCGTCCGCCTTCCAACAACTCGGAACCCGCCAGTGCCGCCCGCTGGCATCGCGCCGCTAGGCGTTGGTGCAACCGCTGGGGCTTTAGCCGTTCCCGCCATCTTGCGTGTTACCGCAACGGCTATTCCCTTGCTCAGATCGGAGAACGACTGCCCCGGCTTGATGGTGTAATCTCCAACCGTCATTGGTTGCGTAGCCTTACCAGCAAGCATTCCCTTGTTCTGTGCCATCCAATCAGCCCGCGCGGTTTCAACCGCGCCAGTGATGGCCTGTGCTTTAGCAAGACCACGGAAATAGCTTTGCAACTCTGCCGGATTGGAGAAACTGTCAGGGATTGGGCCAAGGAACAACGAGATGTCACGATCCGAAGCGGTGCCGGGCGGAAGTGATGCAACAGCCGCAGAGTTGCGCGCCCGTTCAATCTCGCCACGCAACGCCTTGGTTGTAATATCAATACCAAATTGCCGACGAAATGTCTCGCCCAATTGCCCGAATGTGCGGACTCCTGTGAGATTGGCCCCAGCAATCTTGTTAGCCAGTTCAATGTTATTCGCAGATTGCTGTTGAGCCGTCGCGCCATTCAGCGCCGCCTCGTTCACGACTTTCAACACTGCATCCGGCAACTTGCCTTGACGCTCGTTAATCTGGCTAACGACGTTTGCTGTGTCAGCCGCGAGGCGCTGGACGCTCAGATTGTAATTGTTGGCACGTTCACGAATCGCGCTGGCGATATTCTGTATCTGCGCCCGCGTTTGCGCAATACCGGCTTTCTTACCCTCAACTTCCAACTGAGCAAGAACGGGAGCGAAGGCTGCTTCGACAGTCTTTTTCGTGCTTTCTGCTTCGGTGCCACGAAGTTCCGCTTGGGCCTTAGCGCCTTCGGCCAGCGTTTTGCCGGTTTCAGCTTGCAACTTTTCCGTCTGTGAAAGTTTGTTCCACAGTTCAGGATTTGTCGCGGCGATCATCGAACCAATCGAGATCATCCCAGCGTTAGGATTCTGCTCATACACGCGCAAGTTTGCCTCAGCCTGTGCGGCTTGCTGCTCTTGTCCAGAGTTACGCGCGGCATCAGCGAACGCTTGCATCTGAGACTTGACGGCCTCAGTTTCGCCACTACGCATCAGCATATAAAGCTGCGTTCGCTGGCGCTCGTCAGCCTCACGCTGCGAGGCTGTCCGCATGGTGTAAGCCTGCTTGGCCCGTTCCGCGATGGACGGATTCTTGAGAATCAAGTCGCTGATCTGCGTTGTCGTTGGCGTCCCACCTTCAAACGCCGTCAGCAGCGCGGCCTCACCCTCACGGGCGCGCTGTTCAACTTCCTGTGCCTTGCGCTGCTCATCAAGAACAGTGCCGACATTCAATCCCTGAACGAAACCCGCCATCGGGGAGGCTACGTTATAGTTATAAGGCTCTGCCATGATCTACCTGACTTACCGTATGAAGTTTAGAAGCCGGGAATCGGCACCGGCGCTACGTTAGGCTGGAAGTTATAAACTGGCGTAGTCTGCGCGCTCTTAAAGGCGCTAGACAGCCCGACATTGCCAGCACCGCCAAAGCCGCCGAGTGCAGCTTGTCCAGTTGGGCTTGTGGCAAATCCTGTAACTTGTCCAAGCGCAGTGTTGAAGGCATTTGCCGATCCAAGAATGCCGCCAGCCTGAGCCTGCCCAGATTGCCCGAGCAATTCAGCAATGTTTCCGGCGCTGGTAACACCGGCAGCGCCGACGCCAGCCGCAGACCGCTGGCCCAATGATGTCATCTCACCAAGACGCCCATATTGCTGTTCCAGAAACTGGTTGAGCAGCGATGGCCGAAACTGCGCAAGCGCGCCCTGAACATTGCCGCCACGAAGCCCGCCAGTTGCCGACGCCTTCTGCAATAAAGCCTCTTCGCCTTGGCGTGTCATTGCCTGAAACAGCGGACTTTGCTCCTGCTGGGCAACATAAGCCTGCTGGGCTTCCGGCCCGGCAAGACCGAGCGCCGCCATCTGTTGCGCCAGTGCAGGCGTCCCAGCCGCACGATAAGGTTCTAACAATGCCTCAAGTTTCTCGCGGGCGGCGCGTTGTTCTGCAACCCCAAGGTTTGCCGCCTCTGTTTGCGCTCTAGCAGCACCCTTGGATGCCTTAGATGACACCACGCCACCGATTACAGCACTACCTACAACTGCCGCCGCCATTGCCGACATCAACGCTCTCCTAGTGACAGGCGCAAGACCTGCCTATAATCTAATGTGATTTCTTCGCCAAGTGCCGAGCCGGTTGAACCAGCGATGTCGCGAACGGCGAACAGATACACATCATCGTTCGCGGCCTTCACGGCAATAGCGTTAGGCTCTTTGGCATGGTTGACATAGCGCCCGGCTGGCGTCCGTCTGCCGGCGAGCCTCGCCGGGGCGATGGCCTCCAGTGCAGCGATGTTGCCAGACGCGAACATTCCCTTTCCGGCGATTGGCGAAGGTGCCGTGACCACCTTGTATTCGCCAAACGGGAATGGAATCAAATCGGCGGTGTTTTCGGAGATGCTTTGCACGGTCTCGGCGTCAAAGCCGAATGTTGCAATGGCGTCATGGAAGTCCGCGATGTCCTCGTCATTGCGATGCGTCAGAAACTTCTGGCCAGCCTGCCATTCCTCGCTCTTTTCAAACAATACGGCTTCCAGCTTTTCCACGTTCATCTCGTTCGTGGCGTAGATGTTCTGCCACACCATGTCCTCGATCACATACGCCAGCTTGCGCCCCGGCTCGGCTACGAAAGTGAACGGCGCGCTTATCTCCAGCGTCTCGCCGGATTCCTTGAACAGCATGACCTTGCCAGACACCAGTACATTCATATGCTGGTCAAGATGCTTGTGGCCGATCAGATATGCCCCGGCCTTAGCCGCCATCTCACGGATATAAATGCCGGGGCCGAAGCGGTGCGTAACTGGGCAATCGGCCTGCTGGTGCCGCAGAAACTCACCCTCAAGCCGCTGTATATCGCTTTCGCCAAACTTATCGCCCAGCACGATCATCTGATCGTCTGGCGCTTCATCATATACCAAGGCGGTTTCGAGTGTCATTCTGCCCTTTCAGACTGAGCCACCGGCTGCTCAATGACGCTCGGTGGCTGCACCTTACACTAATCTTCGTAGCTTTCAAACTCCCGCTCTTCTTGCGCCTGACACGCCCGCAGATCGTGACAGATGAAGTCAAACTTGTTGCAATAGCCACGGAAGCCAGCGCCTTCATCCCACTGGTTGCGCGGGATTCGTTCCATCTTGGCCTGTGTCAACGTGCTGTTGTCGTAGTATTCGCAATTGGAGCAACGACGCCGCCGGGCTTCGGCCTCATCGACTTGCATCGCCTTGCCCAGCGCCACCCAGTAAGTGCCGTTGGCGTCTGGTTCATTGCTGGGCTTTTCGGGGCCGAGCATCCAATCCTTGATGACGATCTGAGTGTTCTTCTTGTTCTCAGACGCGGTGATGAATGGCTCGCTTTCCTGCAAACCATTGAAGCCGCCAAACACGATAACAGGCTTTTTCACGTTACAATCTCCCGACCCGATGCGCGGATGGTAAGCGAGGTTGCCGCGCTGGCAATAGTTGAAATGATCCCGCCGGGGTCAAGCACTTGCCCGACCAATTCCGGAAACGTGTAGGTTTCATTCGGAGCGATGGCCCGCGTGTCAACGATTAGATTGCTCGCCCCAGCAGTCCCGCCGGACGCAATCAGATTGACGCTGATCGTGACATTCCCAGCCGCCGTATTGGTGGCCGTGAACTTGTCGATGATCGTGCGGCAATTGACCGCCGTATACTGTCCGGTCTGCACGGCTTCGGCCTGCTTTGCGGGAATAAGCGTTTTGACTGTGACGGCCATATTGTGTCCTACTGCTCTGTCTGCGTTACGGCCAATATCACAGCAGGGGCTGCTGGTGCAAAGGCCGTCGCAGCAACGGTTGCGATGCTGACGTTAGTGCTATTCGCCGCGTACATGACTTCGATAAAGTCGCCTGCCAGCAGTGATACTACTTCGTTGAGCGATACTACCAGATAGCCGTTGTTGAGCGTGATCGACGCGACCCGCGCTGAGTTGGGGATGTCAGCGGTATTGTTCTTGCGTAGCCAGACCCAAACAGATTTTTGGGATGAGTTGGTGGAAGTGATCTGCACCGACACCGAAATGTTGTAGAGACCGGCGTTGGCGATAACAACGCGGGACGCAGGCGTACCCAAAGAAACGTCGTTGGCAATCTCGGTGTTGGTAAAAACCAACGCATACGCCGTGTTAGCCGCTGCGGGCGATTGCGTGTTGAGTTTGGTAAACTCGCCGTAGTAAATCTGCTGCTCAATTGTCGGGCGCACAAAGATGATGCCGTTGGTCGTGCCGACCTGCAACACCGCCGCCACTGGAACGACGTTGTTCGGCGCTGTTGGTTTCACGTTAGTGAACGCGCCAGCAACTGTCGGGGAGGCGTAGAGAACGTCACCGAGAGCAAACGCGCTGGTGTTTACGTCGCGGACAAAGCCGAATGTGGTGCAGTAGCCCCTATCCCCGCTATCAGGCAAATCGTGCGTCATGACGCCAACGACATACAGCGTGTTTGTTGCGCCGTTGGCGAGGTAGGGCGAGACTGACAAGGCGCTATCAGGCATTGCCCCTGTGAAGCCAACGACGGTGCCGTTGGGGATCGTCACGCCGGTAAAGTTTGCAACCCTAGCGTATTGCTCCAAACCCACTTGCTGAACGACGCCATACTCCATGCCGATGTCAAGGGTCTGGTCTGATGGATTCCAAGCGGCTCTGGCTATCGAGGACGTATGCGGAGCGTTAAGGTTGAAATCAATATAATCAGTGCCAATTGAGTTGTTGTTCTGCGTTGCCGGTTGAGATGCCGCCACATCCAAAACGTCCGTTATCGCCGCAATACTGGCCAGCGCCTCATTGGCCGTTGCGAAGGCGCTTCCCGCCGAAACGCTGATCTCGTCAAGCGTTACCGTGTTGATGTTATCGACTGTCGAGAACAGCCTTTCAAACTGCTTTATCTGCTCAAAATCTTGCAGGAAAGACGCAAACTGGTCGCGCGTCAGACTGAGGCGCTGAACGGCCATTAGAAGGCCAGCGGCTCGATAGCCGCCTCTAGCCTAGCAAACGACATATGGGCCTGTGAGGTGCCTTGAAACCGCTGTATGCGCCAGTTACGCATCCATCCCTGCTGGAACCACACAAGGCGCTTTGCCCGGTCTCCCGTGGTGCCAATGTTGATGACCTTCTGCTGGCTCCATGTCTGCCCATCGGTCGAGTAAGATGTGTTGATCGTCGGATTGGTGCCGAATGCAACCGAGCCTGTCAGACTGACAAGTTCAAGCTGCTGTATGATAGCGCCACGACCTTCGTTATAAACGATGGTGGTGCCAAACTCCCAGCGCACAGTTTCGCCCCAATGCGTCGATATATCAATGTCAAAATAGCCGATTGCCGGCGTTTCTGGATCACCAACCAGCCACTTGTTATAGCACCAGACAAAGTTCTGTGCGCGATACTTGCTGTAATCGACGATGCTGCTTGTCAGGATAAACCACACTGGCTGGCTAAGTGCCTTGGTTGCCTCACCATCAAACACCAGCGTCCGGTCTGGCAAGTGAATATAAAGATACTGGTGCGCCCGGTCGTTGCGAGCCTCCACGTTGACGGTCGCCAACTGTTCCTCGGTGTAGTTCAACAGGATCGTGTCGATTTCCTGAGTGCTGATCTTGTTGGATGTGGCGTTTGCGCCGAGATAGATACCCGGCGCTTCGTTGAATCCACCACCCAAAAACGCCACTGTCTCTAGGTAGACGCAGCAAGCGTGAGTGCCGACAACGCCCTTTTCGACCTGTGCGCCATCAATACGCTGAAACGGGAACAGATCACCGCCTACGTTGTCGAACACTTCGATGGTCTGGCGATTAAGTGCGTAAATCTCGTTGCGTAATTTCAGCAGCGCCACCACCGGATCGGGGTCGGCCTCGGCTGAACCATACTTTAGAGGGTTGACAGCAAACGGGTCGCTTAAATCGGTGACCACCAAAAACTCGCCATCGGTGGTCATGAAATAGCCATCGACCCAAACGACATCTAGGACGATGCCAAGATCGGGATCGGTCACTTGCGCAAGGCCGAGGGTCTGCGACCAGTAAAACAGATTCAGATTGGAGGCGATGACGAGCCGGTCAAAGCTATAATCAAGCGTCACATCCCGGCCATCGTTTCCGACATCGCCGAGAATCGTTACCGCTCCCGCACTGTCAATGCTGACGAGCTTCGACCCCATAACTCGGTAGCAGACGCCGTTCCAGTTGATGCCTCCACGGTCAATGCCCGGCCCCGTTCCATTGGCGATGATGCCGTCAGCGGGCCGCATAAAGCCATCGTCAATCCCATTCGGCAACGGCACTGGCACAAGATTCACTGGATAGGCCGTGCGAAAGTCTGGCCCGTTATCCGTGTAAATGCCTGTCAGGATCGGGATTTTCACTGTGTTACGCCCACACGCGATGGGGGACTGTTGGCTCGACACTCAACGGTGTCAACGCAGCAAGCTGCTCGTCGTCAAAAGTGCCGCGCAGATTGGTATGCCAGTCGGGGTAATACTCCTCGATAGGCTCGCCTGCTTCGTCGTAGCCAATGACCTTCGTGAACGGCCCGATCTGGTCAACCGAAAAGTTTGGCGTGGGGTTGCCTTCATCGTTGGTGACACCCGCAGCCAGCAGAGCGGCGGTCATCTCAGCTTCGGTGAGCGTCTTGAGATACAGGTCGGTCATGTTGTCAATGCCTGTAGCTGCGCGTTGGTGAGGCGGGAGGAGTAGTAGGTAAGAGTGCGGATGTAGCCCGTTAATGGGTTGCCGCCATCTGAGTTTTGGCAACCGATACCTATCCGGTCGGGGGAAGGTAGAGTGCCTGATGTGTCGGTACTGACCGTGCCGCCGTTCGCGGAGGCGGCAAAATTGTTCGTCTGGTAGGCATATGCAATCTTGCGGACGCTGGCGTTTCCAAGCGGCATGGCAGCGCCAAGCGCTGCCTGATCAACGCCAAGGATACTCGTTGAGGCTCTCCAGCCGGGGCCGTAGCCCGCAGACAAGACTAGCTGGTGGCTAGAGTTAGACGCCGCCGAACTGTCGATCTCGTACACAAACGGGAATGCATTACCGCCCGTCGAATTGACGCCTGTTGTGGTTGCAACAAACTGCGCGATAATCGTCCCCTCGCTCTGGTTGTACCAACTTGAGAAGTTCGTACCCGTCATCAACGCAACGTCAACCGCGCGTGTGACCGTGGAGGCCACGGTGAAAATGTAGCTGGTGGCGAACGCACCGGCTTCGAGTTGCGCGCCGTAGAGGAACAAACTTGTAAGCCCGTTAGTGCCTAAGTATGTGCCAACGGTGTTCCCGGTTGAGCCAGAAATGTAAGACCGGACTGACCCAGTGCTTACAGCGGATGGTTTGCAAGTCAAAGAGCATCTATACCAACCGTTTCCAGCAGGCGTGATACTTGCAGAAACTAGTGAGCCAACACCAAGAGCAGAAACTGTCCCTACAACGCCGCTGGAAAGGTCAAAAAAGGCATCCGCGCCGCTTCCGCCGTTGTCGTCAATCAATACTCTTGCCCACGATCTTCCGGACAATTTTGCAAAAAAAGTTGTAGTATATGTAGAAGTTGAGACACCAGTATAGGTTTGAGCAATTCGATGACCGGATATTCCCCCATCTTCAACCAAACTGTCAGCGTTTGTAGTCCCATCAGGCGAAACCGTTGTATTTGCAGTGATAGTGCTGCCGGATTTTGACCACCCAGCGTTGTCAAACTGCTCCGAATACAGCAGCAAGTTTACCCGCTGCTCTTCGATCAGCAGGCCCAGCGGAGCCAGCGTGACGGGGTTGTAGTCGAAGCGCGGGGCATTGATTGCTGCTGTCTGGATCAGGCCATTACTGCCGACAAACGTAGCTGTGGTGGATCGAGTAAATGTAACGCGCGGGTCGAGGGTGTTGCTGGTCAGGAAGTCCAGCGACAGGACTGGTACACCAGTAGTGGCCACGCTCCAACGGCTGACATGGCCAGCACCGGGGCCACCCCAATGCACGGACATTAGACGCCCTCACCCTGAGTGAAGTAAATTATCCCGGTGGCACCGGCTGCAATGGCGGCAATATAAAGATCACCATTTGCACCCGGCGAGAATGTCAGAACTTCATGAACACCCGGCCCGATTGGCGCGCTGGTTGCTGTGCTTGCGGTGACGGTTATGTCGCCAGCATTAAGCCAAACGGTCGCCGTCCCGTTGTTCACGATGCGAACGGTAACGGGAGCGTTTCGCTTGGCGACAAGAACACGCTGGGATGACCCAGAAACGGTAATGTTTACCGTGCCTGCGCTTGCTGGGGAAAAAGATCTAATCATTCGAGACTCCTTTATTCCGCTTTAGCAGAAACCATTCTGCGCGTCACCACTTCACTTTGTCGGCCCAATATGCCGCGCTCATCTTTCCCTTGGCAATGTTGGCAGCATGGCGGGCCTTG